GCTCCGCAGATAACTGTCGAAAGTCGAACTGGTGGAGGGACTCAGTGGGCAGAAGAACAGCGCGTCGAGGAACTAGGTATCGAAGCGTTTACAGGAACCGGTGTAGAACCTCTCAGGACAGTGAACTATTCGGAAGTTGTTTTTAGAAATCAAAACCCGGAACTTGGAGCAGGGTTCCGGTCATCTCAAAGCCACGGTATGGGCGGGTCCAAAGGATCAAAAGGTGAGATTGCCCATGCTCGTACGTCCGAGTATATGCTGCCGGGAACTGGTCGTGTTGAGTTGATTGAAGAGGTTCAGTCTGATCTGCACAAGGTTCTTCAGACAAACAAAGCCGCTGGCGATCCCGCTAAAAAACTAAAATCCGTTCGCACTTCCATACGTAACAACGAAGTATATGCAAACGCCATGATTCCCAAGGCCGAAGAAGCCGCCGACATGATCGACGATTGGCTGATGAAAAACGACTCGTATCCGAGTTTTAGCAAAGACTTGAAGGAAACTTCCAAACAGTTACGCGCACAAGCTAAAGGTTTCCAAGACCGTCTTGATTACCTGAACCATCTTGTGAAAAACTCTCCGGACGATTTGGACGCTATCCGAGAAGCCCATGGAAATCTTTCAGTAGCTAGAAGCGGTATGGCTGGTGCTTGGACTCTGAACGACAACAGCATGTATGAGATTTCAAATCTTGCTGACCGGATGGGTGATAAAAAGACTTCCGACATGTTCGGGAACTGGAGAGCAAATGAAAGTATTCAAGGTCAGGGAAGACTGACCCTCCCTGTTCGTGATGCCACTTCCGCGGCCAACGCTGCTGATACAATCTTAGCCACGAAGACGGTGCCGATGATGTCGCCTCGTGTTGTTGAGTTGGCGGACAGTCCTCGCTTTCAGGAGATTTCAACTAAACTTGATGACCTCAAGCGTTCGCAACGAGCGGCTCAACGCGACGCTGAAAACTTTAACAGAGTGATTAGTGATAACCGCGACAGCATTAAAGAGTTTAGAGAAGAGATCGACAGAATTAACGAACGTGCTACCGCCGGTATCAACGACGACTCAGTCTTTCCCCCGGATACCAGCATGGAAATGCGCCAAAGAATCCTGAACGGTGATGTTACTAATAGAAAAAGGCTAGAGGGCCGTGTGCGTCGTGCCGAAGATAGTATTCGTGAAGCCAACCGTAAGTATGACGAGGCGGATCAGCTTTCCGGGTCCTATCTCTCATCTATTGATAGTCTTAAGGAAAGAATAGGCACTAGCGATGATGAGGTCGCAGCCTTCTCTCTTGTACAGCAGCGTAAGGGTAGCTTGGATCCGACGCGTAAACAGGTTAATCCCGCAATGCCTTTCGATAGCCTGAATGATGTGACGCAGTTTGTTTACGAGACTATGTTCGAACGTGCAATCGCGAACCCGAGACTAAACGGTGTTGTGCTCCCAGACTACAGAGACATCGCCAATGTCCCCAGCCGCGCAACATCGGGCATGGATGAAGCGTTTAAGATTGGTTATGAAGACGCTCCGAAAGCCGTGATTAAACGGTTCAAGGAACGGTATCCGGATCTCGATGTTACTACTACCGAGATTCCGGGCGCAGATTATCCGGCTGTGTTAATCAAGTTTCCGAAAGAACGCGGCACGGGTAAGCCGTTAATTCAAGGGTATGCTCAAGGTGGCCTTGTCATGAAAGGCATTGGCTCAATGGGCAAAGAGGTGTTATAAGTAGTTATGTCACAAAGTGGAAATCCTTTTGGTGGTCAGATTGAAGAAGCGATGGGTGCCGGTGGCCCCGCGTTAGATCCCGCTACTGAAGCTGCAATTGAGATCGAAGGCCAAGTTCCGGGTCTCACGGACGAAGTACTGGAGGATATGATTCTCCAGATGAATGAAGACGGCTCCGCGGATTTTTTAGACGCAGACCCGACTGAGGTTCTGGCAGAAGAATATAGTCACACGGCCAACCTCGCTGAGATTCTTGACGACAGTATCCTCGGATCGCTGTCCTCGGATCTCGGTGCATCATTTGATGACGATATGGAATCTCGCAGTGAGTGGGAAGAAGCCTTAACAAAAGGTCTCGGCCTGCTGGGTATCAACTACGAAGAGCGTGACGAGCCGTTTGCCGGGGCTACTGGAGTTACGCACCCCCTCATCTCGGAGTCGGTGACCCAGTTCCAAGCACAGGCATACAAGGAAATGTTGCCACCGGGTGGTCCTGTCCGCACGGTATGCGTGGGCGATGAGACTCCTGAAGTTGTTCAACAAGCAAATCGCGTTGAACAGTTTATGAACTACCAGATCACGGAAGTGATGGAAGAGTATGATCCGGACATGGATCAGATGTTGTTCCATCTGCCGTTGAGTGGTTCGACGTTTAAGAAAGTTTATTTCGACTTGGCGCGTCAACGTGCGGTGTCCAAGTTTGTACCGGCCGAGGATGTGGTTGTTCCGTACTACGCCACAGACATTCGTACGGCTGAACGTATTACACATGTCATGAAGATGTCGGACAACGACATCGTTAAGATGCAGTTGGCTACTGTATATCGTGACGTGGATCTCGGATCTTCGGGCATGGACGATGACGGAGACTTGCAGGATAAGAAAGATCAACTGCAAGGCGTACGTCCAACTGCGACGGGAGACGATGTTTACACAATCCTGGAGATACAAACCTATTTGGATTTGGAAGGCTTTGAGGACACGGATGCTGATGGTGAGCCAACTGGCCTGAAGCTGCCGTACGTTGTAACGATGGAGAAGGATAGCGGCACTATTCTCTCCATTGTCCGTAACTGGGACGAGGAAGATCCGCAGCGCAAGCCGATGCAGACATTTGTCCACTACAAGTTCCTGCCGGGTTTGGGTTTCTATGGATTCGGTCTCATCCATATGATTGGTGGACTCTCCCGAGCCGCTACGTCGATTTTGCGTCAGCTAATCGATGCGGGAACGTTGTCCAACCTCCCGGCAGGATTCAAAGCCCGTGGCGTTCGCATTCGTAATGACGACGAACCGCTGAACCCTGGCGAGTTCCGTGACATCGATGCCCCTGGTGGGGATTTGCGTAACGCTATTGTTCCGCTGCCGTACAAAGAACCGTCGGGTACTTTGGGTCAGTTGCTCGGTGTTATCGTAGATAGCGGCCGTCGCTATGCGGCGATTGCTGATCAAGCAATCGGAGACATGAACGCCAATGCTCCGGTTGGTACGACTGTTGCATTGTTGGAGCGTGGCTCTCGTGTGATGAGTGCGATTCACAAACGGATGCACTACGCACAGCGTCAGGAGTTCCGTCTGCTTTCGTTGATTTTCGCGGACACTGTTGAAGAGTATCCGTATGCTACTTCGGTAGGTGCACAGATTGTACAGGCAGACTTTGATGCCCGTGTAGATGTAATGCCGGTCTCCGACCCGAACATCTTCTCGATGGCACAGCGTTTGAGCTTGGCACAGACTCAACTTCAAATGGCGCAAAGCAATCCGGAGATTCACAATCTTCAGGAAGCTTACCGCCGTATGTACGAAGCTTTGGAAGTTAAAAACATCGAAGCTCTATTGCCAGCACCACCGCAACCGCAACCGATCGATCCGGCCATGGAGCAGGCATTGGTGTTGAACATGAAACCCATTCAGGCGTTTCCTGGTCAGAACCACATGGCTCACATCCAAGCGCACGTCGTATTCATGCAATCACCCATGGTACAAGGCGCACCCCAGTTCCTTGGTCCGCTGTTGGCGAACATTCAGCAGCGTATCGGTTTCATGGCACGTGAGCAGGTGGCCGAGCAGGTTGCACAGCTTGGGCAGATGTTGCCGCCCGAGGCGATGGAAGCAATGGTCGCTGCACGTGTTGCAGAGTTGACACAGCAGATAGTTCCTTCACTGGCACCGCAACAGCAGCAGGATCCACTGGTCAATATCCGCCAAGCGGAACTACAGTTGGCAGCAGCCGACCAGCAGCGCAAGCAGGCGAAAGACCAAGTGGACGCAATGCTAGAGCAGGCAAGGCTTCAGCAGCAGAACCAGCAGGCTTATGACCGCATGGAGTTGACCAAGGACATCGCAGAAGATCGCTCGGAAGTAAACCGAGAGCGTATTGAAACCCAAGAAGACATCGCAGTTTTGAGAGAAATGAACAAGAGACGACAATGAGTCTCTTCACATCTTAGCACGGAGAAGCTACAATGACCTTTCTAACTATTAAACTACTATCTGAAAATGAAGGAGTTGGAAAGGGAATGTCCGACAAAGGTATACCTCTCTCTGAATGGGCTGGTCGATGGGACGAGTTCTTCAAATCACAACACAACCAACGCCCAGTATTGGCACAGCCTCCTGTAAAGAAGGTTGACGATAAAGCTGCGATTACTATTTAGAGATACAAGATTATGAGCCCTCAACAATTAAACGAATGGCGTATTATCCCCCGCTTGCTAATGTTAGCAATGCTTGTAATGACGTATCGAGTTGTTGAGTGGTTCATGGCTCTTGACACACCCACCTTAGAACAGGCAGGATTGGTATCTGTAATGACAGGCGCGTTGACCGGCGCGTTCGGATTGTTCTTAGGTAGCGGAAAGAAAGAGTAATGTTAAGTGTTATTGGATCCCTTCTGGGATTTGCTGGTTCGGCGGTTCCGGCAGTTACCGATCATTTCAAAGCTAAACAAGAACAGAAGTTCGAATTAGCTAAAATGACTAAAATGGCTGAATTACGTGCGGCTGGTTTTGACCAGGAATACCGCATGTATGAGACCAAAGCAGACGACAGTGAACATGCTCGTCTGGTTGAACATGATATTTCAATAAATAAAGGCACCGGGTTCATATCCGGATTGCAGCGCAGTGTAAGACCTGTTATAACCTACGTATTCTTCGGGCTGTTCTGCCTGATAGAATTAACTCTCTTACAACAAGCCCTGGAAACAGGTGCTAACTTTGCGGATGCGATCAATGTTCTTTGGGATGAAGACACCAAGGCAATTTTTGCTGCTATTATTAGTTTCTGGTTTGGCTCTCGTGCTATCGACAAACGGCGGAGCTCTAAGAATTAATGGCATCGAAATCAAAAACTACCG